TAGTAATCACCCCTAACTAATCAATGATATTTTTCAATACATAAAAACAGACAGTTTTGACAGGTTCTATTCCAACCTTTAGAACGGATATCTATTACATGCCTTTAATGCCTCCCGGAACACAGCCAGCGTTTTCTTCCGGTATGCATAGAAATCTTTACGATCAAGTGGAACAAAGTTCTTTTTATTCATCTTGTCATAGCTCATTCCAATTACGATACAACAATAAAGTTCATCACAAACGTTCGGATACACTTCTGCTGCGCACTGTAACAACAATATCTTGTCCCTCATTTCAAGCTTTCGACAAAACTCATTAAATTTCTTATCTTCTTCCTCTGAAAATCCATAATCTTCATAAGTTGCTTCCCTCGTAAGCATTTTTCTTCCTCCCTGTGTTCTCCCTGCCACACTTTTTAGCATGACAGGGAATTGCTTTATGCTAATTCAAATGGGTTTCTTCCTGTGCGGTCCTGACTGAGCTTTGCTTCTTTGATAATTTCATCAAAGACTGTTTTACGATTGATCTGAGCTGTAAACCTGTAATTCCCACTGCTGTTCCGTCCACCAGATTCCTCGCGAACAATCTTTCTGAGTAACGCTTCCGGTGTCTCAATATTATTGCCCTGCTTCTGGTCTCCAAGGACTGCAAGAAACTCACTTCTTGGTGGAATAACTGCACCTTTTGCCAGATATGGAATAGTCGGTACTCTTGGCAAACGTATATTGTAATAGCCCCATCTCCGGTTACCTGTAGGACCCGTTACATCATAAGAAAAACTGAATGCACTCTCTATTCCAGACAAAGCACTGTTGATATTTCCTATCGTGCTGTTCACTTTTCCAACAACGTTGTTCAATGTCCTTGTGATTCCACTGGTTGCATTTGAAATTCCATTTGCCAGATTGTTTCCCATCCTTGTTCCGATAGACTTCATCTCTCGTGCCAGCCCCTCCAGGCTTCTTTCTGTATTCCGGATCATCTCAGAAATTATCTGTGCAATACGTTCACCGGCCCATTTCCATTTATTGGTCATGGTATTGTACTGACCGGAGAAATGACTATCTACTGTCTTCTGCATCTCTCCAAGCTTCAGATTTGCATGCTGCTTCATCTGATCAAGGTTCTTATCCACCTCCGCTGCTGAATTGCCCCAGTTTGTCACTGTCGCTGTACTCACACCGCCGGAAGCGTCCTCTGCTGCTTTCTGGAGTCCTGCCAGATTCGTTTCTGCATCTGTCTTCATCTTTCCGGTAGAAGTCGTTACAGTCTGCTGCGCACCAACAATATTTTTATCTACGCTGGTCTTTGTTGCCTGTACAGCATTTGGGAATACCTCTGAAAAAATCCTTGCAGCCGTCTCAGTATTTCCACCCATATTCTTAACTGCTGCCATGACGTTGTTATATGCATCCTGTGCAGTACCACCAGAATCCACTGTTCTTTCCAGTGCGTTCAATAACTGTCCCTGTTCATCTGTTCCGAGGTGCATCTGATTTGTTAGATTTCCAATGACAAGTTTCAGATCATCGTAAGATTTCTGAGCACTCTGACTTCCAAGATTAATCTGACTTGCCATGTTGGTTGTATCACTGCCGAGTGTTTTAATGGATTCTGACAGGATATCAAACATATCATCTGTAATGAGCCCCTTCTGTCTCAATGTCTCGAATGCCTGTGTTGCCTGCTCAGATGTCACACCCATTTCACCCAGCTTATCAATAAGTTTCTGCGTTGCACTGGATTTTTCCTCAGCAGTCATTCCCTCTTTCTCAAGAGACTCTTTCAGATTCCAGATTTCTGTTGCGGAGCCGGATATGATATCCCCACGCCGCTGTAATGTCTGGATGAAATTATCCATAGTATTTCCAAATGTACCACCAACACCATTACCGCCCTGCATGGTCTCTACCATTTTGGCAATCTCAGAAGTAGCTGCGGCCGCCGCAACACCTACACCGGCAATTAGCCCTGCAGTGCCTACCAGTGGGGTAATAGCTGATGCAAGGGAAGTAAAGCTTCCTGCCGCACCTTTTACTGCATTGCCTAAAAGAGTAGTCAGATTACCGGACAATTCTCCGATTGCTTCGGATCCGATCAGTTTCTTTCCGATTGCCTTTAGTAGTAATTTTACGAGGTCACTGATTCCCGTTATATCTGCAATCTTCACTGCAATAAACGCTTTACCAAGAAAAGCAGCTATCTTACCGGCTGTTCCGCTCGCCTCCATGCCATCAAACAGGCCTCCAAGCGATTTGACAACAGCTTTTATCACCTGCTTCAGGTGTCCAAGCCAGTCAACTTGTGTCAGCATATCTCCGACACCTTTTCCAAAAGCCTCCCAGTCTGTCTTTTCTGCCATATCCACTAGGGATCCGCACAGATTGTCCAGAAAGGTTTCCAACTTACGTCCATTCGCTTTCCAGTCAAATTCCGATACAAAGGTATTGATACCACCGGCAATGTTATTTACCAGCTCTGACCAGTCAAAACGCTCTGTAAAGCTGTACAATGATGTGAATGCACCATTTAATCCAGTTGCCAGTGTATCTCCGATTTCCGAAAGAGAAAATCTTGATACAGCACCATTCAATCCATCCGCAACAGCCTGTCCGATTTCCTTATACGGAAGGTTGTGGACCATTCCGTTAAAGATATTCCAGGCAATCATGAACCTGTTTCCTATGAGCTGTCCAAGATTGTTCCAGTTGACTTCCCGAACAAAGCCGGCGATTCCGGTTGCAAATTTCTTACCAAGGTTTTTCCAGTCAATTCCTGTAATTAAAAGATTCAGGGTATTTACAATCGTATTAATGCCGGCGCCAACAGTCCGCCCCATCAAATCCCAGTCAATGTGATCTACCAGGCTGTTGAATGTTCTGGTAAACGCATTACAGAATTTCGTTATTTTGGGTCCAACCTTTTTCCAGTTGATAGCATCATAGACTTTTTGAAGTCCTTTATTGATTCCGCTGGCTATATAAGCTCCAAGACCTTCCCAGTCTTCAGCTTTAATAAGCTTCTTGATCTTGTCTGCAATCCCTTTAATACTGTTTGCAATCGGAACCGTTCCAAACATCTGTCCCGGTGTAGGTGCTTTGTATCCACCGGAATCATCTGTTCCTGCACTCCCACTGGTTGAAGCTTTGTGCACCTCATCCAACGAAGAAAGATAGCTTTTTGTCTGCTTCGATGCCTTTTTCGCATTCTTCGAGGTCTTATCAAGACTTGCAGCATAATCTTCCTGAACACCAACCGCTTTTACAAAAGTATCCTGTCCGGTCAGTGCCGCAACGAACATTCCCACATAAGTAATTGCCCTGGAAATCATATCAATAAATCTTGACATGATCGGAGCTACCGCGGTGAGAACAGGTGCAAAGGCTGTAGCAAATGAGTTTTTCAGCCTCGTCATGCTGGACATTAAAGAGGAGATTGCTGAATTGGTACTGTTAGAATACTGTGCCAGATTTTCAAATCCGGTCTTTACGCCATCACTGACAGCACTTATCGCCCGGAATACCCCTGAAAACAGCAACGACATTCCCAGCATTCGGGAAAGACTCATTCTCGACCGATTTGTCTGTTTGTTCAGATTAAACATGTTCTCCACAGCTTTTTTCATCGCTGAGACCATGCTCTTAATCGAGGAACCGGCACTTCTCAATGCTGAGCCCATATTCTTCACAACCATACCTACACGTGCAGCGGCTTTCTGAAGATTCTGCATTACCTGTGTAAGCTGACTATTTTTCTGTCGGTATTCATTAACCTTATTTTTTAGATTATTGTACGATGAATACAGTCTTCCGTTTATGCGTTCCAGCTTCTGCGATTCCGTATTATACTTCTCGGCTGTACCCTTATACGCATCTGTTGATGTAGGATTCACATAGGCCCTTCCAGTTGCCTGCATCTCTTTCTGTTTCCGCTGTAACCGGTCAATATCTGCCCAGATACCATCCATCTGTTTGTCAAGTTCCTTAAGCGGTGCAGAGTCTATCGAAAAGCCCATGTCCAGCCATTCACGCTGTTTCGCTTCTATCTTTTCAAACTCATCTTCCAGAGTTTTCATATCGTCTTTGAGCTTTTTATATTCTTCTGTCTCGATCTTGACCTTGCTCAGTTCTTCCAGCTTCGATTTCAACTCTGACACTTTACGTTCCTGCTTCTCGTAGTTCTGATACAGGTCTGTTATCGCTGTTATCTGCCTCTGGAAAGAACTTTTTGCTGAATCGCCCATCTTCGATACCTGTGCGGATATTCTGGTCATTCCAGCCTTCACAGCATTCATTCCTTTCGACACGCCGCCGGTATCTATTCTGGTATCAATGATAATTGAACCATC